TAAAATATGAACTTAAAGAATTGGACAAAACAGTCACTAATATTAGAATACATGTAGGTAAAATCTCAGCACATTGAATATGACTAGCAAAATGTGGACATGGGGCTTCGTTGCCTTTATTATGACTTGGGTTTGGACAATCCATTCTGAGGTATGGAGTATGAATGAAGAAGTTGCTGTTATGGAATACCAGCTTACAAAGATTCATGAGAAATTAGATTGGCATACTGAAAAACTTGAAATAATTCAAGGCTCACAGTATGAAATACTTAGACAAATAGATGGTTTAAAGGAGGAATAATATGTCAGACAGATATGGAAGACGAGGAAGTATCCTAACTTCTGGTCGTACCAAACATACATCACAGACAGGATCAGGTTCTAGTTCTCGTAGAACAAGTTGGGGAGATGTATTATCCAAAAAATGGGAAAATAGAATGATGCGTGATCCTGAGTCCTCTGTGGCTCAAAATATAGATGCTACTAGGAAACACTATGTACTTAATAAACTTGGTATAACAAATCAAGGCAGAATGGAACGATTAAAAACTGCTTTAACTCATTCTTATGGTGCAAGTGGAGAAGTTAGTTATCAAAAAGCAAGGACTATGGATCAAAAACGATGGGATAGTTATGGATTAGATACTGAACTTAAATATAAAGAAGAATATGTACCAAGAAAGAAAAAGGAGAAATAATGCCAATAGTAATAGCAAGTGTAGTTAAGACTATGGCTTTTTCTATGCTAGGAAATAGCAAAGTTATTGAGAAAGTCATAATTTTATTATTAGAAACTTTAGCAAAAAAGACTGACTCTGATGTAGATGATAAGTTAGTCAAGATGCTAAAAGAATCATTGGGACACAAGAAGTAATACTTCTTAGTGTAATAGACCCATGTGGGTTGGTACTAGACGACAATTCAATGGGTTAGTAATAGGAGGACTAGCTATGATGCTGACTAAGAACTTTTCTAGTGCAGAAATGATGTGTAGTTGTGGCTGTGGAGAAGACTCAATGGATCCAGACTTCATGGCAATACTACAGAATATCAGGGATGATATGAATAGACCTTTAAGAGTCTCAAGTGGAGTACGCTGTGCGAAGCATAATTCTAAGGTTAGTTCAACTGGTAAGGATGGCCCCCACGTTCCTAGAAAGAATGGTACAGCCGCAAGTGATATTCTTATCGCAGGAGCAGATGCACTCAGACTTATAGATATTGCTAGGAAACATGGGGTAAGCGGAGTGGGTATTTCTCAGAGAGGTACGCATTCCAAGAGATTTATCCATTTAGATACTATCTCAGATTCGCACCATCCTAGACCAACTATGTGGTCATATTAATTATTAAAAGGTAGGTCATCATGCAAGTCTCCCATTGCTTGTTGAAGAGTCTTACCTTGCTCATCCTCTTTACCATCTCCAAACCGGGACATCTCAAAAGCATATTGCTGTAATTTAAGCATACTGCGCTTCTGACCTTCCTTAGTAACCCATTCGTCACTAATAAGTTTGCCGTTTGTAATGGTAATGAAAGTTCCTTTTACACAGGTTTTCTTTATTCTCTCTGCGGCATCATCATAACATACTACTGGTATGAATAAGCCACGATCCTTCTTAAATTTACTGGTTTCATGTACTCCAAGAGTAAAGTTACAGTATTGCCCTTTAGTAGTTGGGCCGAATTCCGGGTCTGCTGTTAGCCAACCTGATATTAATGCTACGTTCATATGTTCTCCTTAATAGAATTTATTTTCATGTTCTTCTTCTAGGTATGCAAATTCTTCTGTATCGCTTATACTCCGTAAAGTCTTAACTTTAACAGATAAAGGTTTTACAGTAGGAGTTGCAGTTAGATAAGTTATTTGATTATGTTTCAGATATTCTTCAGTTGCATCTTTGACTTCTTGACGTAACTTCTCTTTATCTTCAACTTCTTTTACATAAATATTAACCTTCCAATGGTTATATGTTTTATGTTTCATAAGTAGTTTACTACTATGTGTCCTGTTCCATCAGTCCACAGTTTAGATGCCTTTACTCTCCACACAATAGCATCTTCTTCATAAACCGAATCTTTCCAAGCCTTTAAATAGTTGTCAAGATCAGGTCTTTGTTGGTGTGCAGAACCATTCATATATCCTTTCTTCTTTTTACTCCATGATTTAGGCATAGGCACATGAAATACAATTTCAAATGATTCCATTTCTAATATATTATTATGCATGGTTTCTCTAGGCCATTGCCTTACTGCATCCCTAAAGGCAAAAAACTTCAATACACTTTGCCTTTTACGCCAGCGATCAGCTTTTGTCATTCTAGGTTTAGGACATGGAGTAATATTTAATCTATGTACTTTAGTCATAGTTTCTCCTTTTTTCATTATTAGTCTTTTTTGCATTCTTTCTTAATTCAGCATTTCTAAGTCTTCTATCAAATAGGTAATCTTCATGGCAGTCATTAGAACAATATTTAGTTCTTTTATTCATCTTACGACCAGAATTATCTATTACTTTACCACATTGTTTACAATATCTAATTTTTTGAGACTGTTTCATATCTAGTTTGAAATGAGTCAAATCGCCCTATACAATCACTAGGGGACATCCATTTCCTTCTCATACAGAGCGATCTGAGCATTATTTAATCCTCATTAACAGGGTGATTATGAAAATATACCCAATCTCGACCATTTTCGTCTCTATTTAGAGTATATTGATATCCACTCTGCCAATCGGTTACTGGCATGTCATTTAAGTTAGTAGTAGCTTTTTCTCCTTTCTTGATTCTTTGGGTTAATTCTGAAAACATTTTCTTGGATTGTGTGTAATCAGTATGTCTGGGCTTATCCTGAATTATCTTCTGTTCCTGAACCTTAGTAAGTCTTTTTTCAACACCACGATATACTTCCATTACTTCAGCAATAGTGGGCATCTTGGTTGTAGATGCTCTGCCATCAGTAAATATTTCGTATGTTTCTAAAAGTGCAGGAACATGTGGATGTTTCAGTTTATTAGCAAATGCCTGTATCTTGGTTTCAGAAGAAGGTACATTGAATCCCTCACACAGCATAGCTACAAACATTCTTACTTGTGGATGTATTGTAACTTCAGTTAAGTTTGTCATTTTTACCTTTCTTGAAATCCTGCAATGCAATTTGCATCTGATGATCAGGATCTAGTCCTGCCCAAGCACCTCTAGTCTTGGATTGCTTCATATCGTGAGGAATAAACACACTCTGCCAACCTTTCTCGATTGCAATATCAATCAATTCGTTTGGATCGTATCCTTCATCCTTAAATTTACGAAGTTTCTCCACTATTAGGTACTCAGCATAGTCAGTCATCTTTTTACGCATTGACTTTCTATGTATCTTAAATTGATCCCATCTAAACTCATCAAGCCATTCTGGTAGTTCATCAAGACATTTACTCATTCGACCTCCATGTCAAAGAAAGTATTAAGTTCTCCCATATAATCATATAAACGATTATAATCTTCAGATGTCATAGATTTTTTCCACTCTTTTGCTTTATCTTTAGCAACATTCTGGAATTTCTCTCTGTTTGAAGGATATGTTGTTGCAAAATTAACTAATACTTCTTTATTTGCCTCAGACATTTCCCACTTAATATCATTTAAGTTATTTATGACATTATCATGGACTTCCTTGTTTTTACAGAATGCAAATGCTTCATCAAGTTCTGATTGAGCCTCTTCAAAGAGTTTAGAACTATCATTATCATCCTTTATAAAGTCAGTAGCTTCATATTCTTTAGGAGCTTCTTCAGTTAAAGTTTCCTCTAACTGCTTAGAACCGCCTTTAGGATTAATTTCTTTAGTCTTTTTAGGAGGAGTCTCATTAGGTTTATCATCATTGTTTGCCTGATCCATCTCATGATCAGTATATAAACCTGATAACTGTGCTGGAAAAGCCTTACGGAGTGCCAATGCTTCAGCGCACTTGCCTAACATTGTATGGGGCATCTTATCCCACATAAAACCTTGTGATTTACCGGGATAATACTCTTCCCATCTTGCAGTAGCAGTAAAGTTGCCTACTATTCCTCCAACAACCTTATTAACTGTAACTGTTGCCTTTGATGGTATTTCACCATTTTCTTCAAATACAGGATCACTACTGCCAACATACTGACCAGTTCTATCTGCGACAGCCCTGAATCCGTCAATGCCAGTTTGTATTGTCATCTTACCACTTCTCTTAATGAAGTAGATTTGTCTTGATAATGGGTCTAAACCTGACTTATCTGCTACATGCAGGAATAGCTTTAACTCATCATCTGTTGCACCTTTTGCAATTTGGCTCTTAATTAAGTCAACTTGTGCTGGTGTTATATTATTATATGTCATTACTTCTTTAGTCATTTTGCCTCTTCTAGTTAGTTAATTGATGCAGTCTAGGGACATCGTAAGGTTAATATTGCAATGAACCTGTATTGATTTGACCGCAAATGTATGTATGGAGAATGAAAAGGACATTGCTTCCTTTAAGGAAATACTATCCAATACAGTCTTCGCCCCTAGAACTGCGTGGTTCTAGTTATTTAGGTAATATTAATCTTGTTGATGGTTTTGAGTAAACGAAATCTTCATAGAGATCAGGATGATTCTGCTTGAATCTCTTTGTATCAAACTCCGTACAATGTGCTTCGTATAGTTCCTTATTTGCTTTTGCAAAGCCGTTTTCATCAAACTTCTTGAGTTCAACCCTGCTCAATGTGACTTTATTGCCATCACTGAGGTGTATTCCATCATTCTTATTGATGAAGTTTTTTATATGGAATTTAACGTCTTTCTCCTTCTCATCTAATCTTTTCTTCTCAGCTTTGATCTTAATTAACTCCTTAACATTGATTTCAACTTCAGGACTGGCTTTTATGTATTTGCCATTATGACCAAAATACTGATGAATGAGATCGTTCTCATCTTGAGGAGGTGGTGGAATCTTGTCTTTAACATGACCCCAAAACCTTTCTACTTTAGCTAAATATGCATCAATTAGGGATTGCTTCCTCTCTAATCTGTAATGCAATATCTCAGGATCAAAATATGCAAAGAAATCTACTCCATCCATTTCAGGCTGGACTGCCAATGCATGTACTCCTTGTGCTAAGTAGTATTGTGGAACTGAATCTGTTCCGGGTTCTCCCCAGAAATGTCTCATATGTAGTGATGGACACTTGATTTCAGCAACCCTGTGACTTCCTACAACTGTCCCATCATTGTGACAGAATAGAAAAGGGTGTTCTTCTGAGATGTGAGTCTTATTATCTTTCCTTATGGTTATATCTAGGTCTTCCTTGACCCATTTGATTACTTCTGGTTCTAACCTGACACCTCTTTTAACTGAGGGTTTGTTAGATATGTCTTCTGGCTCTTCCTGACCAGTCTTCTCTAAATATAGAGAATAGGGAGTTTTCCACGGATTGACACCGATTGCCGCTCCTGCATCTGAACCTCCTATTCCGTTTCTTCGCTGTTCTAAATTATTAACAGCAAAATTATTAGCAAGTTTTTCCATTTTAACCCTTTCCCGCTTTAAGCGATGAGTTCTCGCAGTTCCTTTTTTCTTGCTTCTAACGCTAAGTATACTGCGGTAGTTATTTTATTATTTTGGCGTTTGCCCCCAACAACCATGTAAACATATTGTCGAGTATAACCCAAATCGTTTGCTATTTCATTTAACTTGACCTTAAATTCTCTACATTGCTCATGTAAAGTCATATGCTCCTTTAGTATAGTTTACTGAGGTAACAAGATCAAGTATATTATGGTAAATCATTAATGTCAATAAAATCTAGATCATCAACTGGTTCTGGATCATCTGGATCATAATTTAACTTTGGTTTCTTCACGGAATGGTGTTCCTCCCATGCTTCTTCATCAAATAACCAATGTGGTTCTTCCATAGTTTCTCCTTTATTTATATTGGATCATCAGCAACTAAGCGTTTTACAGCTATGTGTACTAAATCATTTTTACTAACATTATAACCACGATTCTGCTGTATTTTTTCCTGATATTCAACAAGCATTTCGTCAGTTTCAACCCTTACCTGAAGAGCTTTGTATCCTCTTCCTTTTAAGTTTTTAGGTCTTCCTGCTTTCTTTCTCATTATGCCTCTATTGTTAAATGTTAAAGTGAAAAGACTGATTACACGATGTCACCTTAGTGATTTCCCCTCCACAGACTATTTATCGCCATACCTACCTCATCAGTCTTTGTTGTGCAACATCCATGTCGCTTAGACACGACTCAGCTGTGCCTAAAATGGTAAGTAACCAAGCTGTTCTTTATGGTCACTAATCCATGCTGTTAATTCACCAGCACCTTGTTCTACTTCTAATTGAACTTCTGCTGGCAATGTTTGTGCATGTTCTGTGAATGCTTCTACCCATTCATACATGCTGTTCTGATCCCTAAATGTACTGTTCCATACTGCTAATGTATGTACTCCACCATACTTCGTAGGTACTTCATTTAGTATCTGTATAGATCGAGTTAAATCCTCCTGATGAGTAGTTACATCTGAGAACTTCTTTTTAGGAGTCCATAACTTTGCTTTCCTTAATTGTGGTAAAATGTCCACAGGGGCTTGTAGCTTAAGAAAAGTATCTGCGGTAGTGTTAGTATAGGGAACTTGTGTTAATGCCTGTACACGCTCCTTTACGACCTCATACTGGTCTTTTGCTAATGTTATGATCTGATCTAACTTATATTTCATTACATCTGCCATTCCAGTATGCTTTGCTGAACTTGTACCTCTCTTTACATAATGCATCATACCATTTAAGCATTTTGGTCTTAATGTAAAGATATTTGTAGATACTTTGGTATCTCCTACACCTGAGTTTCTTGCACTTATACCAATTTTAGTAAAATCTTCACCATCTCTCATCTTAAAACCTCCATGTTTCTCAACAAAGTTGGCAGTCATTTTAGTATTGGTAACTGTTGCTCTCTCCAATTCTAAGGAATCATTCTTATTATCCCTGAATAAATCGTAAAGAAATTGAAAGTTACTGTATGGTAGATACCTTGAACCAACTACTCCTACTATAGTATCACCATTAACTACAAGTCTTTTACTTGCTAATTCGTTCTTAATACTCTGCTGATCGAATAGTTTGTTAAGAAATGTAGATGACATATGTGGATGCTCCATTGCTTCCATAGTATTAAATAAGCCATTTACGTTAGTTGCCTGACATAATGCCTTAATCCCATGTGTATTGAAGTTATATTTGTTGTTAATCCATTGATCATCTTCAAATACTATGCTAGATGGTACAGGATCATATGAAGTTTTATCTTCTTCTAATCCTGCATCATGCTTTAAATGCTCAAAACTACTATATGTCTGAGTTTCTATTGGTTTATGTTTTAACATATTAGCCTCCAGTTAATTCTTTTGTTCTAGGTTCTTGGGTTACACGATAAGATGCCGCACATGTAGGATTACAGTATGCCTTACCGCCTTCTCGGTGTATTGGCCCGGGTTGAAGTTTTAAATCTGCTCCGCACCACTTACAATTTTCCTTTTCCTTCATAGTTCTCCTTGAACTCAATTAAATCCATCATCTGCTTATCAAGCACATTAATTAATCCAGTATATAAATCAGCTTGTTTTTGCTGTATCTCGCTTAATTCAGCTAATTTATCTCTGGTATCACTTAATTCATTTTCTAATTTTATGAACCTTATATTCATCTGGTCATTCATTCTTGGTATACGATCATCATATGTGTCATTGTCCATATTTCCTCCTAGTTAAGTATTTCATGTTGCATAGTATCACTTATTCTATCTTGTAAAATCTTTATTTCATGTAAGTAATCTGAAAATTCTTCATCACTTTGATGATTATTCATTACACTTACATCTTCGTATAACTGCTTTAATGCATGTTGTATTACTTCTAGTTCTCTTTGAGTCAAGATACTATCGTCGTCTTCCATATTTTCCTCCTGATTAATGTTATTTTAGTGCAAGTATTGTACCCCAAACACACCAAATATTCACAAATGGTTAAGAAAAAACACACAATATGCTTAAAAGGGGAAGATAAGGGGAAGTTAAGAGGATTATTTTCTTCACTTGGTGAAGGTTTTTTGGTCGTTTAAGGCTTATTTGACCAAAAAGGTTCTTGTTAGGTTCATGTTTGGTTCATTTTTTAGAAGAAAGTTTTTGATACTTTGCTTTTTCGGTTCTTTTATCACATTCTATACAATAAGTAAGAGGTTGTTTGATTGTCATGTGTTTTGGTATCTTTCCGTACTCATCAATCCATGTACTGAATAATAAATTAGTTGAATTACATTCAGGACAATGAAATCTTTTCTTTCTTTTTCCCATGTTTTTCCTTTTTTAATTGTTAAGGGTGTTCGGTACTCTTCTTTTAGGTGTTCGGTACTTCGCCCACTCTTTAAAAAAAAGTTAATCCTGTGCAAGAGTTTTACCTCCTACACAGGATATAGCTGGTTACTCGCATATTTGTGCGTGCCTCCAATATGAACAATGAAGAGTATGTTTCTTCACAGGACTATTGTATGTATTAAAATACAACATCTACATTCCTTGTCATCCCATCCTCACCAGCTATTAACTTCAGTTAGAATTTACACAGTCAGCAATGTACTGATTAGTAATCCTAGCTGTTCTTCTTTTGTGTTTCCACTTTATGAACTTATACTTTAAAGTTTGTATGTTGTTCATATTACTTCCTTTTTCTGGAAAATAACCCTTCCATAATAGGATAAACTGTTATGGCAAGTGGAAATACTAAAGTAGGTTTAACACCATACTTAACTATATTTTTGCCAAGTGCGATAAAAGCAACTATCAAGAAGATTCCAAAGATTTTCCAGAGAGGTTTATCTGAGGCTTCTTTCTTTAATGCTTTCTTGGATTGGTCAACTTTTTTTCTTACTTTGTTGACTGTTGGGCTGGTTTTCCACCAGTTACTAACTTGATCGTTAAATGCTTGTTCAGCATTATATTCTGCTGTTGTCTGTTTCATCTTTGTTCTCCGCTTTATTGTTAGAACTATAGTAATTATTACTACAGTATTTACCTATTCCAAAAGCCACTACAAGCCCTAGAATAGTAAAGAAATACGTTGCAATTAGCACTACAAGCACTAATGCAGTTATTACCAGATACTTAGAACCGAAGTTCTTCTTCTGGCTCTGGTTCAGTATTGAATGCATATTCTTGCATTTCATCGTTAAGGTCTTTAAGACCCTCTGTGTTCCTTCTGGGAAGGACTTCATTAAGTTTAACATAATACATACATTTCCTCTATAAGAGTGAATAGGGGGACTGAATGCCCCCCTGTTAGTGTTATGATGCCGATGGAGCATCACCTTGAACTACATTCTTCTGTGTAGCTAAGTTGTCGAAGCGATATTTACGTTCAATTATCTCTTGAACTGCTTCATTGGACTTTGTTTCTTCCGCAGAATGGACAAAATCCTTTGTAGAGATAAGAGTGTTTCTATCCCTTCTGATTAATTGAGCAGAAAAGTTTTTACTAGGAATAACAAGAAGGTACTTATTTGTTTCATCTATTCTTTCAACAATTACTTCAAATTCACGAGTATCTTCTTTATCATCTAACCGCTTTTGAAGGTTCTCTGCTTTTGCAGTAGCTTCTTTTGCCATCATAATTGCGGCATCATATTTTTCTTGTTCTACTTTATTCATAATATCTCCTATCTGGAGGTTATGCCTCTCGCACCATGCAAGAAGCGGAAAAGAAAGCATAGAGTGTGTGAGGATTTTCCCCAAACACCCCAAACTTTCATAAAAGGTTAAGGTTTATAGTTCCTCATTCCAGTAATTGTGATCGAAGTCTTTATCTTGCCTTTTCTTATGAAGTTCAAAGGCTAAAGGTAAAAACCTCATTAATACTCTCCATCCACTTGAACTGAATCCTCCAGTCCATATTCTCAAGAGAAATAGATCAACAAGTAATCTATGAGGTATTGTTTGTATTTGCATTTTTTCTGCATCATCAGCATGTGACTGCAAATACGCAATTAGTCTCTTATCTTTTATATGCTTTTTAAGTTGCTTTTGATGAGAGGCATTATAGAACTCTTTTCTAATTCGTTCATTTTCTTTCCTATCATCTTCAACTTTACTTAACTCATGTTTGAGTTCTTTTTCTCTTTCATCTAGCTCTTTTCTAATTGTTATATATCTATCCCAAGCTAGATTATCTGCTTTATTACTCATATTTTCTCCGTATTATTGGTTAATTTAAAAGGTTAGCTTTTTGCATTTTTCCTGCTAAAGCACCTTGTTGTTCACTTTGACTTGATTCTCCAGTTATGCGATAAATTATCCACTCATAACCAGCAATTTCGCCTAAACGACTTCTTTCTAAACCGTAGTCATTGTCACCACGTTTCTTACTGTTTCTCATTACTCGTTTGAGATCGTCAATACACTTCTGACATTCTATTACTACTTCGTTTGTACTACGGAATCTTCTATCTGTCATATTTCCTCCTAAACTAAGACTGTGTAAACTAAATACGCAACACATATGAATGTTACGACCATGTAAAGATCACGAGTGTATTCTAAAAGACTAGACTCATGTGTTCTCTTGTATCCTTCCATTAATCTATCAAATTCTTTCTGTTTCATATTTCCTCCAAATGTTAATAAAGTTTAATGTTGTTTGCTTTGCAATATGCAATGTACTCTGCATCTGCAATGTCTGCTTCACATGCTCTGTCAAGCTCCTCTTCTAATTGTTTGCGATACTCTGGATCTTCAAGACACTTCTCAAATTCCTCATTTGCTTTTCGAATTTGCTCAGTTCGCTCACGTTGCTCTTGTTCTTGGCTCTTTAATATCATATTTCCTCTATCGTTTATGGTTGAATGAAGATGTAGAGGGGAATGCACAGCGAGAGTAACATGGTCTAAATCCCATGTCGCACCCCAAGCAGTTTATCTCGCATGTTTTACGCACCTCTACATGTACTCAGGGCCTCTGGCTTTACCCCCATGAAAACTACCTACTACTATTCTAGAACAGCATAGACTAGCTCCCACGAGCCGATCCCCCTCCGTTCCCCGAAGAGTAGTAGATAGTTAAGATAAGGCGATGTTTTGCCCAAACACCCCATTATCCTAACTAAGGTTAAAGAAAAAACTTGACAGTGACTTTCAACACTATCATTGTAATGAATCCCCTTTACTATCAAATAACTTGAATTATCTTAACCATCATCAAGTAAATGGTGTGGCTGGGGAAGTATAGTTAATTATATACATGTAATTGAATATAAGTTCTTCAGGGTAACAGATAAGACGTCCATTACCCTGTGAAGGACTAGCCATTGATTTTATTTATGAGCCACTTGTGATTATCATAATCTCTTGAGTTGGCTAAGAAATGATACCCAGCGATAAGATCATGGTCGGAACCATCACCTTGATCACATGGGTCTTGGTCGATATTGTGTTGCTCCTGCCACGCATCGTAGATGTCGTAGAGCTTAATGGATTGCTCGTAAGTAAACTCTAGGTCAAACTCAACTTGCGCAATGTACATAAGACTGTCCATGTAGGTAAACTCTTTCTCGCTTTGCATCTTCATCTCCTCTTCAGATTAAAATCTAGGAAGGAGAAGCCGTTCTTCCCCAAACACCCCAAATTCTTACCTAAGGTTAATTCTTTTTTTTAAGATCATGTACCCCGGGGGGTGGGTCCACAAAACTGCGTTTTGTCTCCTTATGATCGTCCCATCCCTCTACGCAGGGAGATAATAGGTGTTACCTTTTAAAACAGAATTTCAAAAAATTTAAAAAAAGAATTGCATATGGTAAAAGGAGGATTTAGATTTAGATATAATTTAAACTAAATTCTGGAGACAGTATGGAATATGGAACTACACCAAAAAGACGTTCTCGCAAGAAGCCAAGAAAAATACTATGACTCTACTCACTAAAGGAAGTAAGGTAAGTGGCATTCTTAAATGGCGTGATCTTAGTACAGGCAAAAAAACTTTTCGACCTCATGGTAGGCAATTCAGGTTAGAAAAAGATTACAACAAAGAGTTTGTAAAAGACATAGGTAAAGAGTATGACTTTGCAGAACATCCATTATCCGAACATCCGGGTGCTAGTGGTGTTGAATCTAAGCGAAGAGACTTTGAACATGTACGCATGGTTAGAAGCCCAGATAAAGGACATGGTAGTGAATATGGTGTCGATAAGTGGAATCAAACAGGGAGGACTTCTGTGCAAACAAGTCACCACACTAGAATCGTTAAAGATGGCTTAAATGATAAAGAAGGTAGCGGAAAAGAACTTGGATATACGACACATACAGAAAAAAGTAAGCATGTTGACTATGGAGCTTATAAACCAAGTATTTCCAAAATTTCTTATGGAAAAGGATTTACAGACGAACAAAGAAAATCTTGGCCTAAAAGAACTATTGGTTGGAGTACCCCTGCTATACAAGTACAACATGAAATGACAAGAGACAGCAGATCAGTAAGGAACTTTGGTAACGAAAAGCAGAGAAAATCCATATTAGCTAAATTGGATAAAAATGGCTCTTAATACAGAAAAGTTCATAGATTCTTTTGTTGAGACAGGCGATTACATTTACTCAATGAAGGAAGCAGGATGTAAGGAA